AAAATAAAAGCATCTTCAACTATGCCGTTAGTCTCCACCAATACCCATGCCAATGTGTTCTCGGCTTGATCCTTAACCAATACAGCAACCTTGCCATCACTTCTAACACAGTGAATTCTTGTGTATGGCTGTCGCTGAATGGCCAGACTTACCACTGCTGGCTGTGTTATTTCTGGCGCCAGTTCGGATAAATCAACAGGTCGATAGTCGTTAGCCTCTAAATCATACTGAAGCTGGTAGAGTTTTGATCCCGATCTTTGGACAAACAAACCCCTAGTGCCATCTATAACAATGTCAGCCGTGTTCGACCCATCTGTACCAGCCACCTTAAAGTTAAAGTTGGATGGCGTTAAAGGTTCGTCGAAAGATGTTGACCTAGCCGATATTTCAGCGCCAGCCGTACCAAGGATCAACCTCTAAAGAGGGACGATCCAATTAACAACATCAACAGGACCCTCTCCGATAAATCGATTGATTGGACCGCTATCACCCTCCGTGTCATCGTTCAGATCTTCAAATCCGTCTGAAACAGAGCCCCATATTTTCCCTCTCCCAGCGTGCCATAACCTACCCTCGTATAGCGCGTTGGCTGTTGGCCACCCCTTTTCCGCGCTCCACTGACCGGCGTACCAGTCGTCTGTCGCAGACGTGCCACCAAGGGCAACTATCACCGAGGCGTTTGCTACGGTCGCTGAGGTGACTGATCTAATTTTTACAATGCCTGTAAGGCTTCCACCTGAAAACGTTAAGCCTAGCCCTACCGTGCCGCTGGTGTATCCTCCGGTCTTTACGCCTATCCTGTAATAGTATTCAACGTTATCAAGGCCGTCAGAGAATGTGGCAGTGGTGTTTGCTGTGTAGGTTTGCACGTCTTCCCATGTTGCATCGTCGATTGATCTTTGAAGCGTCACCGTTGCAGACCATGTACCTGTAATAGAGATGGTAAAGTCTCTCGATGCTCCTACCCCAGTTACAAGAATTGATCCGGTGAAGTTATCCTCAGCCGTGATTGACGCCTGAACTATTTGCCCACTTGAAACTATCCGGTATAGGAGCCCGCTATGCTCAGAAGCCGAGCCCTCAAATAAATCCTTCGAAGCGGTAATAGTGATATCGCCAGTAAGGGCGCTAGGCGTGATTGTAATTGGCCCGATGTTAATATTCCCAAACGGGCCGGTTAGCGGCTCATACAGAACAATTGACCAAGAATCATTATTTCTTCTTTCAATCTTTCTTTGTTGCTCTTCATCGCACGCCAAAAATATAACGTCTGCCGACTGAGTGTGACGTATCAACCCAAGTCCGGCCTCAAGGTACGGGGAGGGTAGCTCTAAAACACCGCTAGCCTCCACGGCAACTGAGTCAACTACTACCGAGTAGGATAATGCGCTAGAAAAGTTTATGTAAAAGTTACCCGTAGGGGGGAAGGCTAAGGAGTGCGTGCCAGTGCCAAGCGTTGCCGTATGGTAAGAGCCATTAGTAGCCGTTGTGCCTATGCGAACCTTCACAGGGCCACGATTAATAATGATTCTTAGCGCGTGAACTATGCCAGCCTCGTTGACGGTAACAAGCTGCGTTCTCGATGCTTCGTTTATTCCTGTACCAAGCAGGCTCAAATACCCACCCGTAGCCCACACAGAAGCGGCACCAGATTCATCGGCGTCCGTCCAGCTTGTTACATCGCTTGTAAATAATCCATTCGTTACCGCTGCCGTAACCGCCGGACGGGTTATTAATACCTCATCAACGGATATTCTTAATACGCTATCAGTGAACTCAAGTATGGCTGTATCGTCGGTTGCGGCTACGAAGGGTATATGGTGCGGCTTGTTGTTTGATTTTGTACCATAAATGTACTCAAGCCCTGGACGCAGCATCATGCTTCCAAGTACTCTTGGCATCCAGTTTGTTTGTGTTTCGGCTGATAACTGAAGTCGGTCTAGATCAATGCGAGCTAAGCCAAGAGGAGATATGACGCCTCTGTTAAAAGCTAAAAGTGGCGTATTTGATCTTGGCATTTATCACCTATTAGAATACATGCCGCGATTGCTTCGGCGTGATTTTGTCCAGTTGCCGGGTGGCATAAATTGGGTTGGCCCGTTCATTGCATCCAATGACTTAGCGTCGGCAATATACTTCTTAAGCGCCTTATCTCTCGCATCCATAATGGTCTGCGACTTAGTTAAACTTACCGCTAGCTCGCTGGCCATCTTTGCCGCTACACAATTTGTAAATAGCTTAGTCCATAGCGAGTAGTCACGACCAAACAGAACATCATCCGATACGTACTTGATGTAAATGGTTTCGTAGTCGCAAAACCAATAGTTATTCTCGTCTGAGAAGTTCGTAATGGGGGCGTTAAAATAACCATCTGAACAGATCGCAGCCGTGCGAACATAATTAGAAGGTTTAGAAAATGCGTAAGTATAGCCAAAGTCAGAGGTCACACTGGCGTCGTAATTCCATTCCAGCGTGCGAATAGCGAACGTCCATTGTGCCTCTTCAAGAATATCCAAAACAGGATCTTCGTCCCAAATTGCGTCTAATGCATAACGCTCTGGCCGGTTCGCCGTAAGAGACGCTAATTTAGGCCCCCCAACTAACCGCAGGGCGTGATTATATAGACTCAATTGGGTAGGTATGCTCATGCTGCTATCGCTTTCCTGTGGTCTGCCAGTGCCGCGTGTGCTTGCTGTTCTGTGTCAATCTCTTTGATGATCCAGTCGTCAGCACCTCGACGCTTGAATCCCCACTTGTAACGCCCGTTAATGTATTTTACTTCGAACTCACTATCAACAGGTACAGCCGTCACGCCTTTTAAATCCACACATTCAAGCACACTAACAACAACATCAAGATTTCGAATAGCACGGATAAGCACGCGAGCATAGAAAGCGTCATCTTCTGAGCGAATTATAATCTCACCATTAACACGGAGGTCGTTGGCGATATGCGCGAAGGATCTAACATCTGTTGCTTGTTCGAGAGTTACGCCGGAGGGCACCCACAAAAAATGAACACAGCGTTCATGTTCGGCAAGCTTTAAATCGCCATGGGCTTTGAATACGTGGTGTTGGGGTTTTTCTGATTTTTCTTTGCTCATAATTAAGGGCCATTTTGGGTTGTCTTAAATACCCGCCACCGAAATGATGGCGGGTTGAGCAGTATTATATCAATGTTACGCTAGAATTGCAGCCGCTACAGTTGCAGCACCGCCAGCCGTTACGGCTGTAACCGTATGGATAGTTGCGCCAATAGTTGCAGATGTTTTCGTAACAATGACGGTATCGTTAACTCTCATACCAAGAGCGGCGCCATCAGTAAAGTAGCCGGTGGCGTCAACATCGGTATGAACGTCAGTCGAGGCGTAAGCCCACAAAGCTAGACCGCCACCCATGCCAGGTACTATGAGCTGCGGAGGGTTAGTAGTTGCATAAGCCATAATGTTATTCCTCTATTACACGGCTGCTAAAGAAGAGCCGTCGTGAGTGATTTTTACAACGCCAGAGTTTTGTAACAACTTGGCCCCCATGTACATAGTGCAACGAGCATAAGAATAATCTTGCTCTTCGTCGTAACCAGCAAACACCTGCATGCCACCAGTATCAATAGCGTGACCAATGGCTGACTTATGAAATACATACATAATTTCTGCCGCAGTACCAAGGCCAGCCAGATTAGGATGCTCGATAAATGTCATGCCAGCCCAAGTAAACATATTGGGCGCACCGCCAGCCAGGTGCTTGTCATTCACGTAATCAGCAGAGGTGAACTCTGATGTTTCGGAGAGAAAAGCGTGAGCGGCAGGGGATATAACACAGCAAATATTGCCGTCATTAGGTACGGCGTTGTTGCCTAGTATCGCCTTTGCTCGTGTAAACATGCGAAGAGTAGCCGTGGCAGTGGCGCCCTGAGTTTGAGTTGCAGCACTAAGAGCTGTCAATATCTGGCTATCGCGCTTACGTGAAACTGTACCGTAAGACGTTTCTTGCATGATACG